TGATATTATTATTTATTCCATAATATTATAGCTAATTTATAATTATGTGTTTCAATAACCTTGTTGCGATTCAAATCAATTCCTGAAATAATTTCAATAACCTTGTTGTGATTGAAGTCAATTCCTGAAATAATTTCAATAACCTTGTTGTGATTCAAATCAATTCCTGAAACTAATTAAAAACCAACGTGTGTCAAATTCTATGAAAATAACTACAATATTTTCATATAATTCTACTAGGTAAAATAGTTAGATACAGCAGGACTCGCGTGCAGCGGCGTTAGCCGATGCAAACACATTTAGGAATTTGTCAATATTTAAAGGAATTTATAGAATGTTACAAGCCAACCCACACAAAACGAATAGATAAATATACGTCATCATATCTTCCCAAATATTTGAAAAAGTTTTCAGAAAATATCGACATGATTACATTAATTTATCTATACTATTAGAATTTGTAAATATCGATAATACAATACGTATAATCAATTCATCTATAGGTTAGCGATTTAATCAATAGTTATAATATAAATAAACCTAATAGATTTAGATAAAACTTAAAAAGCATAGATGGAATCTATAAAATATTCGTGTATTCTATAGATTTTATACAAAGTAATCAATAATCCCAGAAGTGTTAAAAATAAAATAATATTTGAAACAAAAATCATATTCCACTCTATTCATCAGGTAAGCTACCTGACATTTATCTATAATACCATTAGAATCTACAATAATTTAGTTTTTTATCGAGGCAAATATCCATATTCTATACATCATCTATAAGCTGACGAGCGTAAGCGATACATGTGACGTATCAACAAACCTAATAGATGTAGATAAAACTTAAAAATGATAGATTGAATCTATAAAATATTCGTGTATTCTATAGATTTTATATAAAGTAATCAACGCATCACAAAAGTTTTTCAAAAAGAAAATAAATAAAAATATGCTGAAAACAAAATAAACATAAAGCACAGGTAAAAGCTACCTGACATTTATCTATAATACCATTAGAATCTACAATATTTTAGTTTTTTGCTTTAGCACAAGGCAAATACGTATAATCTATAAACATCTTATAGGTCGGCGAGCGAAGCGATACATGTAACGTATAGATAAACCTAATAGTTGTAGATAAAACTTTAAAGAGATAGATGAAATCTATAGATTTGGTATAAAGTAATCAATAATCCCAGAAGTTTATTAAAAAAGAAAATAAATACAAATATGTTGAAAGCAAACTAAAACATAAATCACACCAACTATTATAATATTTAGATGAACCATAAAAAACATGTAGCTATTGGTAATAAAACCATTGAATTCTAAAAATATACATTATAATAATTGTATCGAATTCTACAATAATTTTAGTTTTCATCGAGGCAAATATCCATATTCTATACACAATCTATAGGCTGGCGAGCGAAGCGATACCTTATAACGTATAGGCAAACTTATAATAGATAGATTAACTTTATTAAGATATAGATAAAACATAATGAACATAGCAAATCTATAAAATATACTATTATTCTATAGATTTTATATTTGTGCTAAAGCAAATCAATAATCCCAGAAGTTTTTAAAAATACAAAACTAATAGCTCAAATATATCTTTAGTATAGATTTGTATATTTCAAAACTTTTCAAAAAACTCTTCAAAAACGATTACATTTATTTTCTATACTATTAGAATTTGATTAATAGAAAAATAGAAATACCATATGTATAATGTACTTGATTAACGGTTAAGAAGTTTTACACATTTCAAACGCCCATTTTTTTATATATTATATGTTGTCCATGAATTGTTTTAAGATACGAAAATCCACACCTTTCCCATATATTTTCAACATTTTCAATGTCATTACTGCTTGCTTCCAACCAAATATTCCATTGTTTTGGAATAGAATTTACCATATTGTGCAATACACCCCTTTTTCTATATTTATGTCTTACACAAGCAAACTTCAAATGGGCTGTAAAACCAATTTCACCAATTCCATCACCTCTACATTCAATCAATATAAAACCGGGTATTTCACCATTAATTTTTTCTGGTATAATCCATTTACTTTTAACATAAGTTTCAGTTTCGTCGTCATAAACACGATATTTTAGAATGTCAAGTTCTTCTAATTCATCATTCCGTATACATTCTATTTCACAACTTATACACTCTACTCCTCGAAGATGACACTCTGGACATTCTCTGTTATCGAATATGTCTTTTTCATATCTTTCCTTTATTTTCAAATCATGTAAAGCCAACTTTGTAAAATCATGTGTTAAAAACCATTCGTTATCAGTTTCCAAACAAATTTGTTTTATTTGTTCTATAAACTCCATTTTATGTTAGATAATCTTTATAAACAATTTAATGTTAAATCAATTTTTAAATTGGCGTTTCTGCTGAGAAAAGGTGTACAAAATAAACAAAAAATATACAAAATAAAACATCAATCACATCAAATTACTGTATTATATTAGTAATCCTAAATATCTAACATAAAAATCACAGGTAATTTTATCATTTGTACTTGAGAATTAGCACGTGTAAGCTACTTTACGAATTGCCTTTGACACATATAATTTATGCTTATTTTGAGTAATTTATCAAACTCAAAATAAAGATTCCTAGTCCTTACCCTAGTCCTTACCCTAGTCCTTACCTTTATTTTGCATAAAATGATATAATGTACCTATATAATATACTATAATAATAGAAAGGTAAGGAGGTAAGGAGGGTAAGGACTTGATAATGATATATTTGAAAATAAAATTTTTTATAAAAATAAAATAAAAAAATAAAATTTTTTATATTATAAAGTTAAAATCAAAGTCCTTACCCCGACCTCCTTACCCTTTTTCATTATTATTTAACAACTAATCAAATTAATCGTACTACTCTATATCGTTTATATATTTTCCATGCACCGTGTCACAATTGTCCTCCTCGTCGGTATTGTATGCGTTTTCGTCAATACATTCTATTTCCTTGTATGGGTATCTTTTTCTCAATAACGCCCAGTTAAACTCTTTTGTTTCATAAACCATACCCCGACTTTTCACTTGTCCACCTCGTGTAATACCTCCTAATACTACATTCATAATCCGCATTCCAAATGACCCTGTGGTGAATTTATGGTTATTTTTTGCTTCTACAAATTTAAGGAAGTCATCAAACAAGTCCTTCGATTTAAAGCGTGTTTCTGTTGTTTCTCTATTGCGATTCGTATAATCCTCCACCCACGCTTCATAGGGTGTCCTATTCAACAATATTAGTTCTTCCTCATAATTCGTTCGTGGTTTCTTAATATTTATAAACTTATCCATTCCTTCAATATTCATTAGGTAGTTATAAATCGTGCTTAATCCCGCATTAGAATTTATAACCTTCGCACGGTAATCTATAAAGAATTGTTTGTCAGATATTAAATCATCACTTGCCCTGACTATAAAATTCCGCCTATCATCATTTTTCATAACTACACAACCAAATTCGTTATTTGTGGTGACAATGAACCTGTGGTAAGACTTGATTGGAAATGAGTCACACTGTTTTTTCTCAACGTGTATAATAGGGTCAGTTGCAATAAGCCTCAATTTCCCCTCAAATGCGTTCATTTGATTAATATTCATTTCATTAAAATTAATCATAAATGCTGACGCCAATTGTGCATTAAATCTTCCAAACACATTATCTGGTTCTGCAGTTGAAATAATCCTACATGCGCCCATTAGTGCGGTTATGGTGTCCCAAAATGACCCTTTACCCGCTCCTTGATTACTGATAAGATTTGGAATTACCCCCGTTTTAATAGCAGGATATTGCAGCGATTGTGCTAACCACTGTATAAGATATAATGCTACATTATCATCTTTTCCACCAAGATGAAACATAAGCTTTTTAAACATTTCCAACGCTTCGGGTGATTCTTCAATAATCAATTTACTTGCTTCAAATGGTTTCCATAAATTATACACTGTATCGGTGCATTCTAATGGTGGTGGATAAACACCCATATGGGTATATGTCCTGATTGTATCATTGTGTTTAGTCCATTTGTCTATAAATGACACTTTAACATCTTTTGTTTCAAAGTTTTTATCTATAACCTGTTCGGTTATAGAGAGATGGCGGAAGCACTCCTGTAATCTCTTCTCACAACGCACTAATATAGTGGATTGTCCGTCCCTGACAACCTCCTCAACATACATTCCCGTGTCTAAAATTTTACAGTGAGTCTTCTCCCATTCCTCAAATATAGCGACGGTATTTTTAAGTGGATTTTTAGGTTCCCAGTTATGTGTTATAGGTTTTTGTATAAGTGTTACGTTATACCCGAGATGTCGCTCAATCTCCTGCGAAGCCCCGACTAGTAGGTCTTTTGGAAATTCCGTTTCATCGCTTATCTTTTCAACATAGCCACCATCGTGAATCAATACACCCATATATCTCCCGTTCAACCGAAAATGTTCTGCGATTAGCATAAGCATCTTGCGTTCTTCCGTTTGAAATATCAGCGACATTAACGATGCTTTTGGGTTTGGTTTTTTCGATATACGGACCGACTTTTTGTCCTCATAATCCGTTCCCGTTTTAAGGTTGTGGTATTGTGGGTAGTTAGTCCATATTGTTTCAGATAAAAGGGCAATTTCCGCTACCATTCCTTTCAAGTAGGCGAAACCTTCTTTTGAGATTACACCTTCACCCATTTCAACATAACAACTATACAGTTTTATATCACCACCGTATAGCACTTTCAAGAATTCCATTTTAGCCCTTTCACGGTTATCGGAGCATACCATAGATAACACTGCCTGACGGTTGTCGCAATAATGAGCTATCTTTTCATAGGGTATTTCATAACGCTTACAGAATTCTAATGCGATACGATAATGTGAATTAGCAATGTCAATATCCCAGTACCATTTTTGTGCTAACGGATTACGCATAGTCCATGCCCAGTTCGCTATTCCTAACGAATTCTGTGCAAATAGTCTGCCTAAACTATTCGCCTCGCATCCAGCAGCAAGTGTATAAATAACTTGAGCCGTGCCTGCATTACGTTTCTTTTTATAGTATAACGACATGCGTTTTCTATCCGATTGTGAATATCGGTCATCAACTAGAAGATGTTTCATATTGTCCTCGTCGAACATTTCACGACGAACAATAGGATAGGTTGGTTCTACAAACGTTTCCATATAGTCCTCATCATACATTTCGCGACGTATAATCGGATTGGTTGGTTCTAAAAAAGTTTCCATATATAATATTAACAAATATTATAATTTGATAATTTATACGAATTATTAAATTATCAAATTATTCAGTAATATTTCTTAAAACTATATATTTTATTGTTCGTTTCACAACATCGTTTATTTTTAAATCAATATCAGTTGATAGAAATGTATAGCCCTGCTTCCGTAAAATACCTCTAATTATATTCAAATAAGGTCTTTTACATTCAAAATTCGGTTTGAAGGAAGAAATCTCGGAGCACGCAAAGATTTTACGTATCTCTTCTTTCATATCTAAAATACGTGTTTGCTTATCAATATCAGCATCTAATTCTAACAATAAAAAGGAATTATTTGAATCTAATTGTAAAATTTCTATTATCTTACGACACATATCTTCACGTTCTGCTTTGTATTGTATACATAGTTTAATTCGCATGTTGTATATATATATTACTATTAAATCTTTATTTCATTTTTATAAAATACGTTACTTTATTTTTCAAAAAAATTAAATCTCTTATTATTATTCTATATTTAGAGCAACGCGTATTTTAAATGCCGACTTTATTAGCAAAAAAAATACGAGCGCTTCCTCCTAAAAGGAGGATAACCTAAATTCTATGTAATGGGTTTAATATCTGCTTACTTTGAGGTAGATAAGCAAATTCCCATCAATTACATTGGTAAAGTTAAAAACACTACCGAACAACTATACAAAGTTTTTGGGGTAGCAATTCAATATACGTTTCGCGTCGATGGTTCTAAATTTACTATCGAGAAAGAAGACGATGAATGGATTCTTTCAACGGATACGTTAGATAAAGATACAAAAAACTACTTCACTAAATTCTTAACTGAATCAAAAGGGGCCGGAACATCAAGAGGTGTTCATCAAAAATATCCGGAATATCCCAACGATTATCAACTCAAACATAAAATAGGATTGTTTCACATCCCTGTTATCAAACCACCAGCAGCAGTCGTCAAAAAAATAACAATGACTGAACCTATCAAAAACGTATTTCTTCATTTTGACGATTATCCCGATTTTAGACCTAATCTAACACACAAAGAAGTACTTCAAGCAGGAAGTTTCGGTGGAACATACTTTAGAGAGATTTTATCAGGAGTCACCGGATTATGGTATAAAGACGCTTGGAAAGAGTTTCCATCTAATTGGTTCGAAGGTTTGGATATTGACACACAAATTGCCAGTCAAGTCATTAGACCTTCTATCAATAAATATCAAACGAAAGCAGGTGGAAATCAAGTGGATGGATTGCTGAAATAGACCCGTATGGGTGGTTTCAATGGTATTGCCGATTCTATTTAGGAAGACGCTCTACGGATGATGAACGACAAATAAAAAGATGGTTGCTATCGTGCGGAACAAAAGGTCGATTTCGAACAAAGTTATTACGACAAATAATTTCAAATAATGCGAAATATAATGACTATAGTATTGGACCAGCAGGAAGACAAGGAATGCTACATTGGGGGTATGAAATAACAAGTCGCGATTTAACCGAATTTAAAAATATAATAACTAAATCTTATAGTCGTATAGTCGTTCGACGGATAAACATAATCAGTATTGTATCTATTTTATTATTTAATTCAACAATATTGGACATTAATTCATCGATTGTAAATGAAAATTTTACACTTTTTCTCAATTTAATAAATCAACTGTGTATACCAAAATATATATATATATATATATACATATGAAAGTTTACGCTATTTTAGCAGAGGGTGAATTATTGCCACATTATTTCACTACATATAAAAAGGCTCTGAATGCAGTGAAGGAAGCGTATCCGGATTGGGATGACAGATTTGAAGAAGATGGAACTCTAAACGAATACCCAAATAATAAAGTAGATGTCAAAGAAGGACATAAGATGAGTAAATCAACCGATACGAATATAACTGAACTCTATATAGAAAAGGGTATCCACATATATATACACAAACTTTTAGTAAAACCTAAAAGCGCATCGGGTGGATATAGTAGAAGACGACACACGAAAAGAAATACCAATAACTCAAGAAAACATAGATTATAGCTTTTTTACATTCTCTTAGCAATTTTTATATACGTCGATTCAAATAAGAAAAGGTGTAAAACACATGCATTGAATCTATAAAATATACTAGTATTCTATAGATTTTATAAATACATCCCAGAAGGTTTTTACAAAATAAAATAAATAAAACAAAAAATCACCTGACACATATCAATAATACCATTATAAACTATAGTTATCCCACGTATTTGCTTTAGCACAGGTAGCTTACCTGAGACATATCGATAATACCATTATAAACTACAGTTATCTCACGTATTTGCTTTAGCACAGGTAGCTACCTGACATATATCAATAATATCATTAGATACCATTAGATATTACGATTATCCCAAGTATTTGCTTTAGCACAGGTAACTCGTGTCGCGGAAGTGAAACACAATTATTTATGTTTCTTATACTTTTTTCTAATTTGATAACCCATATTGTAAAATATACTTTCAATAAAACCCCACTGTTCAGGGCTTACTATCTCATTTCTTATCGGTTTAATATATAGTATTGGACCCATTTCTACAATATCATATCTAAAATAAAAACTGAATCGATTTAATAGTATTTTCGTTTTTTTATTATACATATTTACTTTGTATTTTATAGATTTATTGTTTTTATCTACTATTTCATTGGGGTTTTGTATATGAAAATCAATACACCCACCTAAAATTGAACAACATGTATTATTCGCTTGATCAATAAAATATATTACTTTGCTTCAGCACATTTATCAGTTATATCAGGCAATTTTGCTTCCGTTTCAACTATTATTAATTTTTTTATATTTGCGGGTATTACACCTTTTTACATTTCAAACGCCGATTTTATAAATAGTTTTTCTTAACTTTTCTTGTTTTATTTTTCGCTACATATTTTTCTGGTCTTTCATAAGCACCTTTGAAAATATTTTTATATTTTTCTTTAGGTATTTCACTAATTACTTTTGTAATATTTTCTTTTAATTTTATATGAGTTAAACCATCTAACTTTTGTAATCGTGATTTCAACATACTAAAGTAGTTTTCTATGGAATTGGTAAAATGTTGATATGGAACAGCATATAAAATATTATTATGTTTATTTACTAAATCTTTTATTCTTTGATTTCTATGACTACTCGCATTATCTAAAATAATTAATTTATTCTTATATTTTCCTGTAATAAACTTTTCTAAAAATTCAATTAACCTATCTGTATTTATTCCACTTTTTTCATATAAATCCCAACCTTCAACACCATTTACAGAAATAGCAAATATACCTGTATATTTCTTGAATACTTCTTGAGATTGTGTTTTTATAACACAACGCTTACCCTTACTACTATAGCAGTGATTTCGTTTTTGTAATGATTTTATACTTGTTTCATCAATACAAATAATATCTTCTATTTTATGCTTTTTTATTTCTTCATAAAATTTCTTTATATTTGCGTTTATATCAATATCCTTACCAAATCGTTTAACTGGTTCGTGTCGTATTCTTGTAATTTTTAATGTAATATTATTATCTTTTATTACTCTAAAAATTTGCGTTGTTGTTAAATCAACACCTTTATATTTATCTTTAAGTTTTTGTAATAATTCTTGTAGCGTAATGGTTTTATTATTTTTAAGTTCTTGTAATAAAAATTCAACATATTCTTTTTTCACTTTATAAGCAATCGGTTTCCTGTAATGAATATTAACATTACCATCTTTTTTATATCTTTCAACCCAACGCATTAAACTTCTTGTATTACATTTAAAAATTTTACAAATCTCTTCTTGTGTCTTATCTTCAACTAAATAATAATTTACAGCAGTTATTTTATAATCATTACTTTTACGAGTAGTCATTATAATAATGGTTTGTTATTTTATAAAAAAATTGATTTGAAAAATTAATTATAATTAAATGGAAAGAATAACAAAATGGAAAATAATACCAAAATGTCATTAAATAAAACTAATTTGAATAAATGGGTTGAACAGGGGAAAACTATACCTATATGCATTAATGAAGGTTGTGAAAATAATGTAGCTATAAGGCACTGGTCTGCACAAGGCGACCCGTCTTTAAAAACAGAATGTTCAAGATGTGCAGATGCGAGAAAAAGAAATAAAAATATTGATGGTATTACATTTCATAAAAAAAAATATTGTGAAAATAAAGATGGAATATTAGGGTTTATATGTCCTATGGATAAAGAGCGTTACAGCGAATTTCCAAGCGATATATACCATATGGATCATTTAGACGGAAACCATCACAATAATTCATTAGACAATTTAAAAACATTTTGTGCTATTTGTCATACTCGTAAAGGTAAAGAAAGTGATGACTTTAATGCGTTTAAATCATCAAGCAGAATTCATAAAGTTTGATACATATATTAAATTTATTAATTTATCTTTTGAATAAGATTTATATTTACAATCATTATTTACCAGTTGATAAAGATGTTTTTTGTTAAACTTATTTATTTTTTTTTTAATTTGGTCCTCATTTAAATTAACATAATCATCTTTGTTTATTGATATAGATTGATTTGTAGATTGTTTTGTTATATTTTTAATTCTATTTTCAAATATGGTTATATAATCCTTATGTATTTCAAATCCTATACTTTTTCTATTTAATTTAAACGCAGATATTAGGGTTGTTCCTGAACCAACAAAAGGGTCTAAAATTAAATCTCCACAAAAGGAATAATATTTTATTAGATTAGCAACCAATAATTCTGGATATGGAGCTGGATGTTTAGATTTTGTTTCTGGATTTATTTTCCATACATTAGTTCTTTCATATCCGTCATTAACCTTACTATTTAATGATGTAATAGCATCATACCCTCTCACTATTTTATCTATTAAGAATTTTGATGGTTTTTGAAATATAAATATATATTCATTAATAATATTTGGTTTATATGCGACAGGTTGTCTATGTTGGTAAAATCCGCCATTTCTATTTTTTGCTGCACCTTCTGGTTTCACCCAAATAATATCTTCAATAAATTTCCAACCAATTTCTTCCATTAAAGGAACAAAATGAAATGCTAATGGTATTCTACTGCTTTCACTATTACGATTTTCTCTTTGAATTAATATATTACTTAAATTTACGCAACACATTCTACCATCCTCAGTAATTTCATATATTAATGTAAATACATTTTTTAGTGTATTTAAATATTCTTTATAATCTGTATAAGATACATAATCTTTGACATTGTAATATGGCGGTGATGTAATTGTTAAATGAATTTTTTTATTCTCATTCTTCATATCCGTCAAACCCTTTATACAACACGAATTAATAATCGTGTAATCCGTTGTTGTAATTTTATATGTATTTGATGGTTCAACTTTAGTTTCATTTTCTTCAACTTTAGTTTCATTATTTTTATAATCATAGTTTATTTTAATCATCTTTTCAGCAACAACTTTTTCAATTATTTCTTCAATTTTGCTTTCAATTATTTCTTCAATTTTGCTTTCAAAAACACAAGGATTTTTTTTAGTAGTGTGTTTGGTATAATGACCCTTTTGAGTAAATTCTTTTCCGCATTTTTCGCAACTATATTTAACCATTTTTCGTTGTTATAATACAGTATAATATTATATTTTTAAATCAATTTTTTTTAAATCAATTTTTTTATAACTAATTTTAACCATTTTTAGTTAAAACTCCTAAACATTCCTGAATTTTGAAATATATAATAAAATGTATTTTATATTTTATAAGAACTAAAATCGGCGTTTGAAATGTAAAAAGGTGTAAGACATTT